ATCAATTTAATGTTGGTGTTGGAAATGTAACTTTTGCATTTAAATACTCAGTTACAGGAAATAGGTTTAATTTATCTACTGGAACAGTATCTATTGTAGCAGATGCTAATATCCCTGTTACAGGAACAAGAGTAAATGCAGATACCGGAGATGTATCTGTAACTGCAGATGCAAATGTTAGTGTTACAGGAAATAGAGCAAATATTACCGTCGGTAATGTAACAACTGAAGCTAATGCAGTTGTAACAGTTACAACTAACAGAGCAAATTTATCTACAGGTACAGTTACAGTTCAAGCAAAAGCAACAGTATTACCAACAGGAAATGGTTTTGAAGTTGGAACAAGTTCAGTTTTAATTAAACAATGGGATGGTATTGTTCCAGGAGTATCTCAAATATGGAAGGATTTACAGGTTAGACAATAATGTTATTTGGAGCAACACCTTTTGCTAATTCACCTTTCGCTGATCCAGGTGGTGTTAGTATCTTTTTTCAGGTTACTGGAAGTCAAATTAATGTAGATACTGGAACTGTTGGTATATCTGCTTCTGCTACAGTTTTACCTGATGGTAGTGGTTATGAAGTTACTATTGGTAATGTTACAATTAAAATTGGTCAAACTGTAGCTGTAAATGGTGTAAGAATAAACCTTGCAAACAGTGAGGTTTCTGTGGTATCATGGAACCCGATACCCCCAGGGGTTTCACAAGTTTGGGTCCCAATAGATCCAGATAATCCGTAGGAGAAATATGGCAAGTACGTACTCAAGTGATATAAAACTAGAACTTATGACTACTGGTGAAAAAGCCGGTACATGGGGAACAGTTACAAATACAAATTTACAAATATTAGAACAAGCTGCATCTGGATACATTGAAGTTAATGTTGGCGCAGCTGATGTTGCATTAGCATTAGATAATGGTGCAGTATCAAATGGTAAAAATTTATACTTTAAACTAACAGGAACTTTAACTGCAAATAGAACAGTAACCATGCCTGATTCTGCAGAAAGAGTATTTATTGTACAAGACGCAACAACTAGATCTGCATCTTTATATACTTTAACAATTAAAACTGTATCAGGAACAGGGATTGCTTTACCAGTAGGTTCAACTTCTTTAGTTTATTCTGATGGAACTAATGTTAATCTTGGTTTACAAACTAAAGGTTATGTAACACCTGGAGCAACTTATACTACGGTTAATGGTGATCAAGTATTGGTTGATACTTCAGGAGGTGGAATTGGAGCTCCTGTAACTATTAATTTACCTGCATCACCTTCAGTTGGAGATGAAGTTCATTTTATTGATAGTGGTGCAAACCTTGCTTCTAACAATTTAACAATTGGTAGAAATAGTTCTAATATTTTAGGATCAGCTTCTGATTTAACTGTTTCAACAAATGGTGCCGCATTTACTTTAGTCTATGTTAATGCAACTAGAGGCTGGGCATATAAAGATAACATATAGGAGGTTCAATGCCTCTGGCACAATTTAAATTTTTACCAGGCATCGACAAACAAAACACAGAAGTTGGTGCAGAAAATAGATGGATCGATTCTGATAATACAAGATTTAGATACGGCTTACCTGAAAAAGTTGGTGGTTGGTCTTCTTTAGTTACAGATACAATTGTAGGTGTAGCAAGAAGAGAATTTGCATTTGTTGATTTAGATGGAAATAGATATGTTGCTATTGGAACAGATAAATTTTTATTAGTTTATTTTGAAGGTCAGCTTTATGATATTACACCTTTAAAAGCTACTATTAGTTCAGCAACGATTTCAACTTCATCAGGTTCAGCGCTATGTACTTTAACAACATCATCAGGACATGGTTTAACTGCAGGAGATATTGTATTACTTGACAATGTTACTTTACCTGCAAGCACAGGATATACAGCAGCTGACTTTGAAGATAAATTATTTCAAGTTACAACAACTCCATCTTCGGTCACATTTACAATTACACAAAGTTCAAATGCAACAGGAAATCAATCAGGTGGAAGTATTAATATCAAACCTTATGAAACTGTAGGTCCTGCTGCACAATCTTATGGTTATGGTTGGGGTGTTTCTGAGTGGAGTGGAACAGTTACAGGTGCAGTAACAACTTTACTTGATGGTGCATTATTAAATGATAGTAATGGTACAGGTGGTTCTGGTACATCAATCACGGTAGATTCAACAACAGGTTTTCCAACATCAGGAAGAATTATTGTAGAGGATGAAATTATTTCTTACACATCAACAAACGCAACAAATTTTTTAAATATTACAAGAGGTGCAGATGGATCTTCTACAGCGGCTCATAGTGATAATACAACTACAACAAATGCTGCAGATTATTCAGACTGGGGAGAAGCGGCAGCTGCTTCAACTGTTTCACTAGAACCAGGTTTATGGTCTTTAAGTAATTTTGGTCAAGTATTAGTAGCAACTATTGCTAATGGTAAAACATTTACATGGAACGCGGGAGATGCAGCTAGACTCACGACGCGAGCGTCAACAAGCACTTCTGGATATTCAACAAGTGCAAATCCAACAGCTACACGTGTAACTTTAATTTCACCAACAACAAGACACTTAATTCATTTAGGAACTGAAACAACAATTGGCACACCTTCAACTCAAGATGACATGTTTATTAGATTTTCAGACCAAGAAGATATTAACGATTACACACCTACAGCAATTAATTCAGCAGGTACACAAAGATTACAAGATGGTACAAAAATTATAGGTTCATTAAAAGCAAAAGAAACTATTTTGATTTGGACAGATAATGCATTGTACACGATGAAATTTATTGGTGCACCTTTTACATTTGGTTTTGAACAAGTTGGTACAAACTGTGGATTGATTGGTAAAAACGCAGCTGTAGAAATTGATGGAGTTGCATTTTGGATGAGCTCAAAAGGTTTCTTTATGTTTGATGGTACAGTTAAATCTTTACCATGTAGTGTTGAAGATTTTGTTTATGATAATATTGATACAACAAAAGGTCAACAAGTTGCAGCTGGATTAAATAATTTGTTTACTGAAGTTGTTTGGTATTATCCATCTTCAGGTCAAGATTATAATGATGCATATGTAGTTCATAACTATGGTGAAAGTTCATCACAAATTCCTGTTTGGTATACTGGAACAGAAGCAAGAACAACTTGGATTGATGCAACTATCTATCCAAAACCTTTTGCGACTAAATTTAATTCATCTAACACAGGAAGTTTTCCTGTAATTGTTGGGGAATCAGGATTAGGCCAAACAGTATTATTTGAACATGAAGTTGGAACTGATCAAGTTAACTCTGATGGTACAACAACCGCAGTAACTTCATTTATTAAATCTTTTGATTTTGATTTAGATATACAAGGAACTGCAGGAGAATTCTTTTTAGCTATGAGAAGATTTGTACCTGATTTTAAAAATTTACAAGGTAATGCTAAAGTTACTTTAGCCATTAAAAGATATCCTCAAGATTCAGATTCAGTAACAAGTCTAAGTCCATTTACTATTACATCAACAACAGAGAAAAAAGATACTCGTGCAAGAGGAAGATTTTGTAATATTAAAATTGAAAATGATGCTATTAGTGAAAATTGGAGATTTGGTACATTAAGATTAGATTTACAAATAGACGGTAGAAGATAATGGCAAAAATTAATGTAAGATTACCTGAACCAAAACAAGACTATGATGTGTCTAACCAAAAACAAATTAATAGAGCAATTACATTAATGAAAGAACAATTAAACTCTACTTTCTTAAATGAATTAAAAGAAGAAACAGAAAGATTTACTTGGTTTAAATCTTCAGGAAGCAATACTTAATGGCAAACATATATAAAAACGCACAATTTGATTTAACAACTACAAATGCAACAGATATTTATACTGTTCCATCAGACTCAAGAGCAATTGTACAAAATATACATATGGCTAATATTGGAGCAGGAAATGTTGTAGTGCATGCACATATCTACGATAGTTCTGTAAGCACACAGTTTACTTTTGCAAAACACACAATTTCAGCAAATAATTCACAGTCTGTATCAGATGGATCTATTATTTTAGAAGAAAACGACGTATTACGAGTTCAAGCAGATAGTGCTAATGATATAGAAGGAACTGTTGCAATATTAGAAATTAACAGAGATTAAGGAGGAAACTATGTTTAAAGAAGAAGGATCAGTAAACTACACAATAATAAATGGTAAAAAAGTACCTGTTGTTAAATGTGAAACTGAAGTAGTATTGAGAAATACA